TGTTTGTAATCGTGACCACAACGGTTGCGCCGATTGGGATGTTGAGCTCAAAATTGGCATATGTACGCTCCAAAGACTGAGGCGCAAAAAACCACCGAAAAAACGACCCCTGGTATGGCGTCGCGTCCTGCAAATTGTATGTCACGTCGGCCACATCGCCGGTCGTGTTCAGCGTGCCGACGATTGTGATCTGAGTGGCTCGCAGCCCAAAGAACGCCATGGCCGACAGGCGCGGCAGGCCAGTCAGCGTATAAGTGATGCTGTCCGCACGACTCGTAATTGTGTCCACAATCCGAAACTGATCCGCCCCGAATTGCAGATCGAACGCGGCGTAACGATTGGCCGGTCCAGCGTCAAACCACTCCGTCGATGCCGCCAAGCCAGGCTCTTGCGTGGTGCTGGCCGCTGATACCTCGAACAACCGCTCACCCACCCGTCGCACGTCGCCAAGCGTATAGGTGCCCGCCGTCCAAGCCGTTTCCAGCACCACGTTGGTGCTGTCGATGTTGCCCTGAGTGATGGCGAACGGTTCAATGATGCGCAGGGTCATAAGGTTTGTTCCAATGTGAAGGCAAGCTGATCATCTGCCGCATCGGCCCCGCGTCCGGTGTTGCCCGCCGTGATTTCGGACGTGGACACAAGCCGCTCCATACTTACGTTAAGCGCCCGCAACTCTGCGCGCAACTCTGCATCGGACTCGCGCGGCGTAAACAACTGGCTGTTGCTGGACCGCGACAAGGCGCGCGCGTAGTCTTGACCTGTCGAGAATAGATCTTCATTGACCAGCGACCGCAGGCTGTTACCCAACGCGTCAGCACCCGCCGTAATTTCGGCAAAGGCCGGTGACAGTTGCATTAGGGACGCGACCAGCCCACTATCGCCCAAGGCGTCGGCTTCATCCACCAGCGCCCTGAACGCGGCCCGCGTGGACGGTAGGGTGTCGATACCCAGCGCCAGCATTTCAATGGAAAGCAATTCCGTTGCCCGAGCGATACGTTCCGCATCGGTAAAGAAATTCTGATAATACGACTGAGACACAGCGTTGAAGTTTTCCAGCGACCCAAACAACTGCACGAACGCCGCAGCAGCGCCTCCGCCCGCAAGGGAAACGTCGTAGAGGTTCATGCGGAAGTTGCCCATCCAACCATTGACCACAATTAGCGACTGCGCCAGCCGTTCCAGCGTAGCGGCTGAACCTTCACCAGCAATGGCGAACCTTGCCAGCCCGCCGACCATCCCGGCCATTGCGTCCGCCATGCCTAATAGTGCATCCTGAATGGCCTTTTGCGCAGCCTCGTCCGACAAGCCCTTTGTGGAGACGCTCAGAGTGTGGGCGAAGTTGTCAAATGTGCTTCCTGCGATACCGAGCGCATCTGCGGAGGCCAGAACGCTGGCTTGTAGACCTCCAACAACATTCGTAACCGCGTCGCTTGTTTCCCTACTTGCTGCGGTGAATCTAGTGCGCACCTTTTTGGACAAGCCCCAAAACCGCTTGGTTTCAATTGTGCGGAACGTCTGTACCAGCGTATCCAAGCCATCGACTGTGACCTTCAAGCCTGAGTCGAGTTCTTTGGTGCGCTTACGGAAAAAGCTGAACGCCGCAACAACGGCAAGCAGTGGTGGGGCAACAGCACCCGCCGCCATCGCAAGACCGCCAAGCCCCGCTGTTGCGCCGCCGAGCGCCGTTCCGATAGCGCCGAACCCGCCAGCAAGCCCACCAGATGCCAGACCGCCTAGCACGTTGCCCACTCCGCCAAGGAAGCCTGCACCGCCCGCAAGTCCGGCAATGCCCGTACCTGTGCCAAAGCTGCCCACAAGACCGCCCAGCAAGCCGCCGCCACCAGCCCCGCCTGCCGCCGCTGCTGTGCCGCCGCCTGCCGCCGCTGCTGTGCCGCCGCCGGAAAACGCCGCCGCCAAGGGAATTGTGATCTTGTTCTTTATCGCAGTCGCGGCAAGCGTCTTGAGTGTGTTCTTGAATATGTCGATAAGCCCAGACATGCCGCCCTTGAACCCGTCGATCATGTAATCAACCATAGAGCCAAAGCCCTGAGCAAGCGTCTGGTCAGCGGCGTTTACAACCTGATTGGCGGTGTCTATGATTTGGGAAACAAGAGCACCTGTCTCGCTTTTGATACCTAGCACCATCCCCTCAATGGTGTTGACACCGTAGCCCTTGAACCGCTTGGATGGCGACTGGATGCCAAAAAGCCCCGTAAACTTGTCAATCGCAGACTTGCCTGCGGATACTAGCGCGCCACCTACATCGCCAGCCTTGCCTTTGATACCCTGCACAAGGCCCGCAATGATATCGCCCCCAAGCCCCACCATCCGCGCGGGCCATGACGCAACCTCAGCCTTGATGCTTTCCCAGATCTGCGCCAGTGCCGTGCTGATCGCGGTCATGCCGTTGGAAAACGCGACGGGGACGCCCATCACCGCGTCAGTCGCAGCCTGCACCATTCCGCCGCTCATCCAGTTGAAAAACTCGAACAGCTCAGAGCGCACGCGGGCAACGTCGCCCTGCAACAGCCCGATAAGCGCGCCTGTCAGCGTCTCCAGCGCGCGGGCCGTGCCTTCTAGGATCAGACCCGCCGCTTGGAAAGCCCCGCCTGCTACCATGCCCATGAACTTCCCTGCCTCGGCAAAGACGCTGGCCTCATTTGTGGCGTCTGCGGCGAACAGGGCAGAAAGCTCCTGCCCGATAGTTTTGAAGTTGGTCAGGATCGGCCCAACCTGCGCCCAAGCATCGCCAAGGCTTTCTTTGATAGGATCAAAAGATGCCGAAAGCGCAGCGAACCCCGTTGTGAAATACTCTGTCAGGCCATCGCGCATGAATGTGCCAAACGCCAGCGCAGTATCGTAGGCCGCGCGCACTGACGCCTCGAATTGATCCAGCGCCGCCGTGCTGATGCTTTCAGGTGCTAAAGCGCGCCAATCAAAGCCGCTAAAGTCCAGACCCGTGAACCAGTCGGCAAACACCGCAACAGCCGCCTTGGCCGATACCCACGCGCCTGCGAAGTCGCCTGCAATGACCTGCGAAACCGCACTGGTCGCCAGATCAAATGCCGGGGCAAGATCCGCAAACGCGCCCTTGATGCCCGACCATGCGGCCTTGGCCATATCCACCGCGCCGATCATCGCGCCTGTAATAGCCGGGAACCGCTCGCGCAGGCTGTCCCAATTTGTGAACAGGTATGTCGCGGCCACAGAAGCAGCGACACCAGCCGCAATAAACGGAAACGCCAGCGCGCCTGCCGCAACAGCCACAGCGCCAAGGCCAGCGGCCAACATGCCCAGCCCGTCCCACTCCATGAATGCCTGAGCCGCCGCCGCGATCTTCTCGACGGGGATTGCATCTGCGAAGTATTGCGCCGCGTCTGCCGCTTTTTCCATGACTGGAACTAGGACGGTAAGTAGAGCTTGCCCGACCCCGATTTGAAGATCAGCAAAACGCGCGCTGACAACCTTCAGGCGTTGGTCCATGTCATCGGACATTTTGCCGAACGCTGTTTCTGTTGCGCCTGCTTTGTTGCCCATATCCTCAAGGATTAACGCCATATCAGCGCCCGCAGTGCCCGCCAATGCCAGCGCGACCTTCGTCGCCTCTGTACTGCCGAAAAGCGTGCGCATTGCATCAGCGCTGCCGCCTGTCGCCTCAACAGCATCGGCCATAAACTGGGCAAAGCCTTTTGTTTCCAGCGCCGCCGAATTGAACTCTAGTCCAAGAGATTCCGCCAAGTCGCTTGCTTGCTTGCTTGGCCCGATGATCGAGGTCAGGGCAGCATTGATACCTGTGACGCTTTCGGCTGTGTTTATACCGCCTTTAGTCAGTGCCGCCGTCGCCGCCGCAACCTCGTCAAAGCTCAGGCCCAGCTTTTGTGCCAATGGCAGAACCTTACCGAGCGCCGAAGACAATTCAGGAATGGTTGTGACACCCGCCCGCACAGCCACGAACAGCGCGTCCGACGCCTCTGCGGCGGTCAATCCGCTCTCTGCATATACGTTTGTGGCACTTGTTAAGATACCCACCGCAGATGCAACATCGGAAACGCCAGCGATTGCCAATTTGTTTGCAGTGTTAAGCAATTCAGTTGCTTCGGCCCCTGCTTTTGCGCCACCGGATACAGCCTGATAATACGCCTTGGCTTGTGCCTGGGCACTAGTACCGAATTGCCTTGACGCGCCGCGCGTCGCCGCTTCGATTTCCTTCATCAGTGCGGGCGTGCCTTCGATCAGTGTTGAAACCTCAGACATGGCCGCGCCGTATGCACGCGCCTCGCGAATGCCACCGGACGCCCACGATACTGCGCCCAGCGCGGCCAAAGCGCCGCCAATCAACTTCATTGACGATGATGTGCGCCTTTGTGTACGCTCGCCGGCACCGGCAAACCTGTCCAGATCACCGCTGGCATTCCGCACGTCCCGACTGTCAACCTGTAGCCCGACTGATGCCATATCATCCATGCGGATTACTCCCTAAACGGCTGCGGCGTGTTTTTGCCGTTCGACTCTGACAATTCGCTCGCGTAAACACCGCTCATCTTTTGCAGCCATTCCGCTTCATTACCATCAAACATCAGCCCTACATTTGCGGCCCACGCCTGAATTTCTAAATGGGATAGGGCCGCCGGCCCCATCCCGCCTTGCATGACCGGCCCGACATCCATCAGCCATTCTGCAAGATAAGCACGAAACAACAATTCTGGAAAGTCCGGTTCTTCATTTGCCCGCTCCAAAAAACTCCACCGCGTCTGCTTTATGTCCTGCGGCTGTGCGCATAACCAAGCGTGTTGTCGCGCCCAGAGACAAAGCGCCTCTAGGCTTGTGCGAAAAAATTGGCACGGTCCTTCAAGAACTCCGTCACTTCGTCCAAGATCGATGGATATTTCCGATAGATTGCAAACGCCGCTTCTTCCGAAAACTCCACAGGCTTGCCGTCAATGCTCAGGTTTTCCCAGCCGATTGTCTGGTCGACGGCAGCTTGAACAATCCCCTCTTGACCTTCATCAATCACGGCCCCGATTTGCGCCGGACTCATTTTGGCAAAGTCCATCTTGCCGCCGCGCCGCTTGAGAATATCCGTTGCGCGCTTGCGTGCCTTGGCCTTTGCCG